GAGCTAGAGTATTAATAATGTCTATTAATTGAACATCATTAGTCACAATTTGCTTGTGTCGTACTTCTCGATAAGGTTTAAAAAAACTGCTCTTGTTTAATAAGGCTATGTAATCAGCAACCGACTCACACTTGTTGCCGTACATTTTTAATATAACTCTAGGATCTTTTAATGATTCAATATGTGGTTCTGTTCGATCGGTTTGCATGATACCATAAAAATTATTGGCTTCACGAGCAAATCGGGACTCGCCCCAATCGGATTCAATGACTGCTTGTGCCACGCTTATGACCACCACAACACGATGTTGAGGGGGAAGCACAGCGTTAAAATGCACGGTGCAATCTGCTATACCACTAACAAAATTATAATGATCATCTTTTTTATAATCAAAATCAAAATTATTAATAATACTGCCGCATAAAATAAGCAGTGTTGCGCATAACTCTTTAAACATTATTCATCCTTGTCAAAAAATTCCAGTTCAACATTTAATTTAATTTGTTCTTCTGTCCGTTGACGATAAATTTTTGTGCCGGGTTTCCAAGATTGTCGGTAGCTATTAGTTTTTACATCAATTTTACGAATTTCTCCAGTTTTTTCGTTCACTAGAACTAGATCGATTGGTCCGATGGAGGATATGTTTTTAAACACCCAATACCCTTCTTTAAGAAACTTTATAACAGCACGGTGCTCGTTAATGTCACCTACTTTTTGCTTAACTCTCCCCATGATGGTCCTAATTTCACATCTACTTTTAATGGAACTTTTAATTCAACAGTCTGTTCCATGATTTCTTTTATTTTTAATGATTGTTTTTTATCCTCAATTGAACAATTCAATTCATCATGCACTTGTATGTGTGATAAAATACCTTCTTCATATAAATCAACCATTGCTTTTTTCGTCATATCTGCCGACGATCCTTGTATCAATCTATTTAATGCTTTGTATGTCCATGCTCTTTTTAGATATTGGCCATATTCTTTTTCCGCTTCCCATCGAGGAAGAGCTTTGTGAATACCAAACGCACGTGGCTCCCACAAATCAAAACGGCATTTACGACCGAGCAGTGTTCGCAAGTATCCAGCATTCTCCGCGCGCCGTGTTGCTTGTTCCATCAACTGCTTGACAAATGGAACGTTATTATGAAATTTTGCAAATAGATCGGCTGTCTCTTTTTCATCCAGTCCAAGAGAACTAGCTAACTTACCTTTACCCATGCCGTACATCATTCCAAGATTAATAGTCTTGGCTGTGCGTCGATCAATGCCGGCCATGTCTGCAACAGCTTGATGAAAGTCGGGATCTTCTGTCTTGTATGATTCAATCACTTCATCCGCACCTCTTAATCCACCAGCCGTGAGAGCGGCAAAGTGAACGAGCACACGGGGTTCTTGCTGTGAATAATCAAAGCTGCCCCATGTGCATCCTTCATTAGGCACAAAGATGGAACGAATCAATGGCCCAAGCTCTTTATTGCGAGAAGGTACTTGCTGTAAATTTGGATTGGAGTATGAAAACCGTCCGGTCACCGTACCGCCTCTATCGCCTCGCATTTGGTGTATCTCGGCGTGAATTTTACTGTGTACAGAATGTGTAAGAATTGTGTCAATGAATGTGGTTCTGGCTTTATTAATTTCCCGTGCCGTTACCACCATTCTTGCTAGTGGATGCCTGTGCGTCGTTAGGAAATTTTTATCAAATTTCGGCTGGCCGGATTTTGGTGTGCGGTCATATTTAATTTTTAATTTATCAAATGCCTTGGCAACACTCACCGCTGCCCAGATATCAATATTGACGCCGGTATCCTCTTTGATCTGTTTTAGAATTTTCTTTTCGCGTATGATTAGATTCTTCTTAATCGAGTCCGCTTTCTCCAGATCAACATTCACACCTTCCCATTTCATATCAATGAGACAGGGAAGAAGCCGTGTCTCTAGATCAAAGATGCTGGAGAGCTCCTGTTTAATAAGCTCCGGCTTAAAGTATTGCCATAGACGCAGTGTTAAGTCGGCGTCCTGTTCAGCGTAAGGGCCCACATACATCGGTGGCAATTTCCACATTTCCGCTTTAGCGTCAACGCCCCATTCCTTGGCCGCTTCATAGAGAAGTGCCTCGGACTTTGTTTCTTTGAGATAATCTTTTCCTAAATCATTGAGGGAATATTTAAATTTGTTTTCATCAATCAAAGGAGCGGCAATCATTGTATCGATAATACGTCCCTCAACCTTTAGTCCCCATCGGCGTAGCCAGCCTACATCATACATAGCATTGTGGAAGATCTTGTCGCATGGGAGTTTCAATATAGCCTTTAATGATTTCTTGAAGAATTTCTCATCGAAGTTTCCACCGCCCTCGTGGCGTAGAGGAAAATATCCTTTCCATCCCTCAACAGCAATTGCCACACCAGCAATATAACCATTGCCGGTTGCCCAACCGGGTCCGTGTGTTTTTAAATCTGGATCACATGTCTCCAAGTCAATCGCAATTTCTTTTGCTTCCGATAGTTCCGGCATTCTTTCCGGTGGCAACCACTCACTTGGCGGCTGAAATAATGGTATTTGTGTCATTGGTCCTCCTTCATACAGGTTTTAAGACGTTTGATAAAATTCAGACAATGCTTACGCCACGCATCGCCCTGTATAATGAACTTTTGAAATTTATAATCATGTGTTGCAATTAAAACAACACCCTTCTTAATATTTGTTTTACACATACGGTTATGCGCCATACCATAGGCAGCCATTTGCGTAAAATAATTTTTAATGGAATCATAACTTTCCATTTGTGGTTTTCTTTTTTGTTTAAAGTCAATAATACATGGTTCATCTTCATAAACACCAATTAAATCAGCGATGCCTCTATAATGATTTTCAAAATGTAAGTGAGACTCCACACCCCATATTTCCTGCAATTGATCTTTCAATCCGTTCTTAATAATCAACTTGGCAAGTTTTGTAGCCATGGCTACATTTGGATCATCTGCCGGAAGAAGTTTTCCTTTTTTATTATTAATTTTATTTTCCAGATACGTATGCATGCTTTTTCCAACAGCAATGGAATATTGCACAATACGATCTGCTTCTTTTTCTCCAACTTTCTTTCGCCATACTTCCAAAAAAGATTTATCACTTGTTCGATCAAGAACACGAGAAGGTGAAAGTAGTCGTTTTTCCGGCCAGATATATTTTTCTTTGTATATTGGATTATGCTTAAAAACAATTTTTTTTAATTGTGTGGACATTTTTTCTCTTTATTTTTGTTTAATGTTTTTTGTCCTTTTCTTTCTTTCTCTTCAATCTCTGCCGCGATGGCGGCATAACCCGCGATATCTATATAGCAATCTTTTGTCCTCCTGTTTTTTAATCTAGCTATTTTAACGAGGGCCATGCATATTGCCACACTATGGGGTGAAATCTTATGATTAAGATAACTGCTCCATAATTCTGCTATGTTAACATGATTTGTGTATTTGTCACCATAATCTTTTGCTCTTGGTCCATTTACTATTTTAATTGCTTCTTTTAATAAATCCTGACTTTTCATTTTGTGTCCTTATATCCTTTTGCTTTAGGGTTAGGCCCATAACTTTTTCTAACACTAATTTTCATTTCATTATCTTTCCATTCCTTAATAATTTCAGGAGTTATTGAATCCTTAAGTTTTTTTAATAATGCTTTTTCTTCTTCAGTTAGTTTTATTCTTACTAATTTGTTCACTAAAAAGCCTCCGTAAATTCCCTGTTCGATTTTGATCGTATAATGTTTAAACTTTGTTTTGCTCGTGTCATACCTACATAAAATACCCTTCGTTCTTCATCCTTGTTCAGCCAATAGGATTCATCTGTTTTCTTGGACAAGTCTGTGAGTAGCATAACATTGTCCGCTTCACCGCCTTTGGCTCCATGAATCGTCGATAATTTAATGCGCGGGTCATGAGTTATTTTCTGACCGCGACGAAGCACTGCCCTTATGTATGTAGATTTAAGTCGTGGCATACTGTCGAATGCTTCAAACCAAGGAAAGTTATTGTTGACCTTTAATCCATGTTCCTTGGTCAATATTTCATAGTTATAAAGCTTTTCCCTGTCAGCTTTCTGCATGGTCTTGTGCCCGCGATTCACAGACTTATCCACCATGAGATAATAATAAAAATCTTTCACTTCCTTCAAGGATAACTCACCGCCTTTGCGAATCTTCTCCCATGCTCTGATAGCACGAATAGATTTAGCGTCCACGGATGTGGAGCCATTGCGCTGATAGTAATATCCTTCCAGCTTTAGTCCTTCTTCCAATAGATCGAGATTATATTTATTGCGTGCCAGAATTAGCCATTCGCCTTGCATGAGTTTATTTAATTGCTCGCTTGGATAATAATTAATTTCTCCTTGCGCATCTCTTGCTGACCATTCCTTATCAACGCGTGTCTTAACACGGCGTATTAAATTGTTTGCTTTCTTATGAATTAAGAAAGGGAGACGAAAGGATTCATTAAGAACTTTTCTTGTTCCTTTCATGTTGATCAAAAATTCCGGTCTAGCGCCGGCCCATTTAAAAATAGCTTGATCATCATCACCCGCAATGTAGAGTCGTTGTGTTTTCTCCGCAATGCGCTTGACCATTTGCCACTGCAACCAGCTCAAGTCCTGCGCCTCATCAATGATGACTACATCAAAAAGTGGTAATAAATCAATACTTTTTTTATTAAATTCTATAATCATATCCGTATAGTCATACTTTCGTCTTGGATGTTTACCGCCAAACTTATACTCTTGCATGGCGCGTTCAATGTAATCTAACTTCAACCATCCGCCTGGCAAATGTCCTGTATCGGGATGATTAAATTGTTCATGCGCGGTGATACCGTTAATTTTAGAAAGATCAATAATGCGCGTGAAAACATCATCTGGCAAACCAGCGCCATATGATTTAATTTTTTTATTGGGATTGCTTAATTTAATTTGTAGTTTGTTGGAGAGAAATGCATAATCATCATCGTTCATGACATCCTCTTCCTTGAGATACAGTTCCTTGTAGGCGAAACTGTGCAGTGTTCTAAAATAGGTAAAGTCTTTTGCATCATAATTGAAATCGTCTGTGGCTCGTTTGAGTGCTTCTTCGGATGCTTTTGTTGTAAAAGCAAAATACCCAATGCGATTGGGAGATACTTTATTTTTTAATTCTTTTTCGACAATGCGCAGTAGATGCGTTGTTTTGCCAGTGCCAGGAGGTCCGAATATAATATTTCTATGCGACATTAATTCTCCTCCTGTCTTCCCATGTTTTGCTGGGGTGACATTTTTTTCTGTGCAGAAATTGATATTTGGCATATTTATTATGAAATTTATTAAAATGTGAAAAATTATATCCTACAACAATCATTGGTCCATACTCTTCCTCGTACATATCACAGATCTCATTAAAAGTAGGGCTGCTATGGTCTAGTTGCAGAGGATTTTCATCAGTTCCAATTTCTCCGCACATAGCACAAACTTCATCCAAAGAATCTTTCACACTTTCAATGTTAAGCCTCCGGCGAAATAAAGTCCTAGTGAATTGTTTAACATTTTCAAAACACTCAAACACAAGACTTTTTTTAATATCAATAAATTTATTGTCTGTAGAATTGTGTGGAATAAAACACAGTGGGTAATTACCAGGACAGAGGTTTCTTATTCCCCAATCTTTAGGTTTTTTATCTAAATTTTTTATTTTTAAGTAACCTTCATTTTTTGTTAGATAATTATCGTATGCATAATCAAACATTAATTTCTCATTACCTT